GCTATGTTTCTAGCCATTGGGAAAGAGCCACCCACGACCGAGATGCTACAGATGATGGTGGATAGGGTGGCCGAGAATGATCGTTATCTGGCCGAAAGCCTGATACCTGACTTGCAAGCCAAGATTGAGAGGGCATTAGCCGATGCCGATATTCAACTCGCGTTCCAGATGGGAATCGAGGCGGGGCGAGACGCCATCCGCGCTATTTTGCAAACCGTTGAGGTTCGGATTGCCATGTACGCAGGCGCATGGTGGAAGGTTTTCCAAATGGCAACCGGGATGCTGTCTGACGTTCACCAGAAAGCGTACCGTTGGAATCTCGATCCACTTGTGAAGGATCACTGTCAAGACTGCCTTGATTGGGGCGATAGAACCTACGACTCTTTTGCGGTGATGCTGCAAACCACGGGAGGGCGGGGGCCGGGGTGGGGCAACAAATGTGGTGGCAATGATCGTTGCTCTGGTGAAGAGATTGACAGCGACTCATAATTTAGTGTAAAATCAGACAATCAGAATGATTGACATCAAGGTTATAGGCGCAGACGAAATAGCCCAAAAGTTCACGTTGGGGGGGGCGGGCACGTGGTCACTCTTGGGCGATGCGATGGAGTCGAGCCTCAAATATGTCCATAATGATGCCTCAATCTATCCACCTGAAACAGAAGCGAACCAACCTCCCCCTCCCTATTACGTCCGAGGTGTAGGCACTCAAAAAACTAAAACCGGCAATCTGGGCGAGAGCCAACAACTCGGTTCACATTGGAGTGAGACAACTGAATTGAAATCCAAGACATTGACAGGGACTCTCTCTAATCCCGTGACTTACGCTTCCCATGTTCACTTGAAGGCCACACAAAGGCCGTTCCATGCAGCACGTGGCTGGCGCACAGTTGAAACCATTACTCAAGAAGCCATTCCCCAGATCATTGGTTTCTTTGAAGACGCCATACGAAAGGTGGTACAGTTTTTATCATGAATGACGCAGAATCAAGATTAGTAGATGCCGTTTGGGAGAAACTAAAGCGAAGCGAGCCAATGTCTGTCCAGGACATTGAGCGGTTCATCGTCGTGATCGAAAACTCCGATCTCCGTATTGACACACCCGATCAGGCGACAGCCGCGACCTTGCAAGTCAAGCTGAGAAGCGTCTTGCAACGGAAGTTCTTTGGGCAACAGGAAAACAAGTAATGTTGGCTACGAGCATAAATCTTGTGAGTGTCATGTCCGCCTCGCCTGTCGCAGATTCTTCTAGCGGCGTGACATGGGTTCCTACTTCCCCCGTGGAAAGCCTGTTTCCAAAAGTGCCGGGATACACCTGGAAGATCATCCCTAGCGCAACCAGTGAAATCCGCTGTGAACATTGCGCCAGAATAGCCTTGAGACTCGTGGGAGATTGCATAGTCATCACCCATCGCCACGATAGCCAACCACACAAAACGGTTGTCTCCATTTCCAGTTTGGGGCTGGCTCGCGTGAGTTGATGCCAGATGATGTGGTCAGTCGCATCAAGTTACTCATATGCCAAGCGTTGATCTTTCTCGGACTTTTCTCCCCTCTATTCTTTGTGATAGGCCAGGAATACGAGCGGTTTGCACATGCCAGTGAAAAGCCAGCGACAGAGGTCGGCAAAGACGAGTTCTTCAGAGGATTATTCTCGATGTGCTTGAATATCTCGATGGCTTCCAGTGACCCGCCTTCCTTTACGGAGGCGGCAACTTTTTGCCAAAATTATGTTCAAGACGCCAACGATGATGGGATGTATGGCCAAGTTACACCGGGTTATACTCCTCCGAGGTGAAAAATGTCGTGGAGAAGCGCAGTTTATTTCGTGTTTGCGCTCATAGTGACCTGTTCTGTCGGTCTATCAGGGTTTTACTTTGGGCTGAGTTCTGTCCCCAATACCTTCATCTCCAATCCGCCCAGCCTTGCTAGAGAGGCGTTGACTGAGATAGATGCTGGGAAACATCACTATGTTACAACTGACATAGAGGCGCAAATCGGAAGAGAGCCAGTTGTCTATAACTCATTTTTTGAGTATCGCGGGTATGCTTTCTTTGATTTCAGGAGCGTTGAAACTGGGTGCTACTTTCTATTGGTTTATCACTGGAATGGTGAAATGTGGGAATTTTCTGACAGGTATGGCTATTTCTGCTGAGGCTGTCAGCCTCCTATAGCCATGAAAAAGACCAAATCATTTTTGGTTGCGGTGGTGTCGGATNCTCACGTTGGATCAAAAATAGGACTAGCCCCCCCGCGCATTGATTTTGACGATGGGGATAGTTACGAGGCTTCTCAGATACAGCAAGAGGCTTGGGATTATTGGAAAAAAGACTTCTGGCCTTTTGTCTGGAAGAAAAACAGAGAAACCGTTGTGGTTTTCAATGGCGACCTGATTGATGGCAACCATCATGGAACCAATCAAATCTGGTCTGCCTCCGAGATAGAGCAGATACGAGTCGCGGCAGATTTGTTTGACCCCATTGCGCGCAAAGCGTCTAGCACTTATGTGGTACGCGGGACGCCCGCACATGTGATGGCCTCAGGAATGGCAGATGAGGCAATCGCCAGAAAAATAAGGGCGAATAAATCAAGCCCCGAGGGCAACCGTGTAGCTACCAGCTCCTATCATCTGAAACTCAATGTAGGAGGCGTCAATCTGGATATAGCCCACCATGGCCCTAATCCGGGAAGGCGCATATGGCTCTATGGAAATGAATTGCGTGGGTATTGCCGAACCATAGTCTTGGATGCCTTGGCGCGGAATGCCAAGCCACCAGATGCGATTATCCGTAGTCATGTCCATCACAAAGTACACGAAACTGTCAGGGACTATGGGAACAAATGCGAGGCATTCATTACTCCCGCGTGGCAATGGAAGACGGAGTTTGCTCACCGGATTGTGAGTCATGAGGATATTGCCGACATAGGCGGACTGTTGATTGAGATTGACGGCAGTGAGATTTCAAATGCCTACTTTAGAATACTCCCCATGTCACAAAGCGACTTCATAGAAATAAAATGAGATCAACCAAGAAAGCCAAGACTAACGGCAATGGTCTTAGTCGGGAGTCTGTATTCCAACATCTGATGGAGAATTATGATCTTGGTTATCGCTTAGAACCGATTCTGGAAGATGAATTCACTCCGATTGAATTTAGACAAGCAAAACATTTGNCGGAAACAACTGCTACAAGAATACTTACCCGATGTGTCNAAGGAGGTCTATTGGAATGCCGGTGGGCCTATTCACCGACCTTGCGTCGCAAGGTCAGGGCATACCGATTTGTGTCTCCCAAACAAGGAAGGCCAAGCCAAGAACGACAAAACAAAAGGCAGTGACCGCGATAGAGACACCTTTGATAGGAACTATGAGGGGTGAGGGCGAGATAAGAATTGATTTCGCAAGAAGAACTCCTGAAATGGTGGCAGTCGGCCCCGTTCTCCAAGAAACTCCTTGAGCAGTGGAAACCATCTCCGCTTTCCAGAGAGACGGTTGAAATTGACAGCATTCCAGTAGACACGCTGGAGTTGAGTCTGTGGCGTGGACACTTGGGACTGTCCTATGCCGCAGATAACGGCGACCACACCAAAGAACGCGGGCCATTTCTGGATGCTGTCATGGAGATCATTGACTATGATAGCGTCCTGGAAGTGGGGTGCAACCTGGGGTACAATATTGCGTATCTGGGGAGGGGGAGGAAGTTGGCAGTAGGCGTAGAGCCACTGTATTATCTCCTCGGCTCTAACGAGTTTCACGGGGTGGGGGCAACGGCGTTCGCCTTGCCGTTTGCAGACAACGCCTTTGATCTTGTATTTGTGGCCGGAGTCCTTTGCCATATCGCGCAAGAGAACCTTCCAATCGCTATTTCGGAGTGCGTCCGGGTGTGTAAGAAGAAACTGCTAGTTGTGGATTACTATTCTGAAACTGAAACACCGATGCCATTCCGGGGCACAATGTTCCTGTGGTCACGGGATTTTGTGTCCGAGGTTGCTCGGATACAGCAGACGAATGTGATACAGATGGGGTTGGCGCTGGGATGGTCATCTATGCAGATGTCATACGCCATTTTCGACAAAATTTAGTTGGGGAGGAGCAGATACAGAATAACAAGCGATTTTGTTTCTGTTATTAGACAGTATTGGGGACTTTTCGGGATTGACAAACAAAGGACTTGACAGAAAGTAATAATTGACATAAACTAAACTACAACTGCATACTTTGCGCGACTCTGTTCGCCTCTTGTTGCATCTTTGATGCCTAACAAGGGGCGTTTTGTTTTAACTCGGTGCGGGTCATATATACACATGCCTTGGGAGATAAGAAAGAAAGACAGTGAATTCTGTGTTCATAAGAGGGGGAACGACACACCTCTCAAATGCTATCCCACGCGGGGGAAGGCGGTGGAGTACCTGCAAGCCCTGTATGCCAATGAGGACAATAAGATGGCGGTTGATGTAGAAACTGTCAAAGCTAAGACAAAGAAGATTGGGGCGAATAGCTATCCTGCCAGCGACTTTCTCGTGGTTGAAGACTTGGATATGCCCTCAAAGTGGCATTTGCAAGTCAAGAAACACGGAAAGATGGACGCTGGACTCATGGGAGGCGCTCACGCAGCGTTGATGTCGCCGGGGGGACACCGGGGTAACAAGTACGCAGGCCCGGACAAGGAAGCGGCCATTGCCAAGTTGAAGAAGATGTACAAGCAAGCGGGCATGACGTGGCCCGAAGACAAGAAGAAGGACAGTAGCAAGAAGTCTCTCAATCTCATGGAGCTTGAGAGCAAAGTCCACATAGCGATCAAGGAAAAGCTCATGGAAGCCGGTGGATACAAAGACAGTTGGGATATGCCCTACTGCCCGACCGAGGTCTTCATGGACTTTGCCATCGTGAAGACGGACAACGGCCTCTATCAAGTCCCATACGAAATTGATGCGGAGTCCTATGAAGTCACATTGGGAGAGCCGATCAAGGTCAAGGTTGAGTACGTTCCAGACGACGCCGAACCGGAAGATGACATGGATGCAGACGGCGCATTGGATGAGAAATTCAAGGAGATGGTGAAGAAGTCGTCTGAATTGATGACTATCAAATCCATTGGCCCAGACAGGGTGGGTGGCTACGCGGTGTTGTGGGGAGACGAGTCTCGCAAAGACTTGACGGGCGAATGGTTCACCCCCAAGACTGAGGAACTTACGGCGATCTTTGATGTGGTAGGCAAACTCCCGTTCATGTACCACCACGGCCTAGATGAAACGGTCAAGACGCATGTGAGCGGGGTGGTAGACACGTTGAAACCGGACAGTGTTGGACTGTGGTACGAGGCTCAACTTAAGAAGGCTGACGAATACGACGAGCAAGTAAAGAAGTTGATTGAGGCTAAGAAGCTTAAGACTTCTACCCAGACGTTTCCTCTCGCTCGGCGTGTAAGCGTCAAGGGGGAGATTACCCGGTGGCCGATTGCCGAGATTACCGGCACGCCCACCCCGGCAGAATACCGGATGCAACCGATTGAAACACTGAAGTCGGCATATCAAGCCATCGGCTGTAAGGATGATGACTTTGCGTGCATGTTGAAGAAATACGGCGAGGCGGCAGAAGGCGAAGGCGACAATCAAGGCGCTGAGAAGGCGCGATTGATGCTGGAGCTTGAAGCGGCCCGGCTCTCTTTATTGGAAATCTAACAAGGAGTAATAGACATGAAAGACGAATTGGAGGCCCTGCGCGTATCCATCAAGGCCCTCATTGACGAGACGGACAAGTTGATCTCGGACGGCAAACTTGAAGAGGCGAAAGTCAAACAAGTGGAGATCAAGAAACTGCAAGAGCAGGCCCAAGTGCTGAAGGCACAGGCGGAGGCCAAAGCCGCTGAAGATAAGATGTCTGGCGAACTCAAGGCGCAACAGCTTGAGAAGGAAAATGCCGACCTCAAGGCTAAACTCAAAGACCCGGTGCGCTTGGAAGGTCTGGCGGGCGATATATCTGCGCTTGAAACAGATACCAAGGGCGAAGCGCAAAAAGCCACCTATCAGACTCGCTATGGGACGATTGATGCAGGCGTGAAGGCCGTGCTTTCCGACCTATACGGAAGCGAATTCAACTACAACCAGGCCCGCGATGAGCAAATGAAGGCGTTTGTGAAGTATATCCGGCTGGGCGAGAATCGCTTGACCGCCAAAGAAATCGAGATGCTGACTCCTAAGTGGAACAACATCATCTTGCGCCCGGATGTCATCAAGTCGGAACTGGAAGCGGGACGGAGCGTAGCCGAAATCAAGGCTACGCTGGTAGAAGGCACACTGGACTTGGGCGGGTACACTGTCCCTGAGGACTACCGTGTGAATATTATCTCCCGCTTGGTCGGTAATACCGTGGTACGAAAACGCGCTCGTGTGGTTACGACTACCCGCGATGCGATTGAGTGGCCCAAGTTGGAAGGTGGCAACACCATCTACACCTCAGCGGTGCGCGTGACGTGGGTGCAGGAACAGCCTGCCAGCGCGACAGCGGCTTCAACTAACCCGACCTTCGGTCTGTACCGCATCCCAGTGCATACGGTAATGGCGCGCACGGACTTCTCACGCAACCTCTTGGAAGACTCGGCCTTCAACCTGCAAGAAACCATTGCGGGCCTGTTTGCCGAAGCCATGGCGGTTGACGAGGACAATCAATTCTTGACCGGCACGGGCGGGGGTACGCCTCGCGGTGTGTTGGCTGGACGCTCTTCTGGGGCCGAACAAACACCTGAAACGGGCGTGACTGCGGTGGTTTCCGGGAATGCTTCAGCAGTAACGGCTGATGGGTTGCTTGACTTGGTGTATGCCGTGGCACAGCAATATCGCAATAGCGCGGCCTTCGCCGTGTCCCGCACGACTCAGCGCGATCTTCGCAAACTGAAGGACGGCAACGGGCGCTATATGTGGCAGGATAGCATTCAGCAAGGACAGCCTCCGGCGCTGTTGGGCTATGCGGTTGACGAGTCGGAGTCCATGCCGACTATCGCGGCCAATGCCTATCCCATCATCTTCGGAAGCTGGCTTGGGTATCTGGTAGCGGATCGCGTGGGCATGAGCGTTGAGCGCGTAACGGACTCTACCCTAGTCGGCCAAAACCGCGTGGCTCTGTTTGCGCGTCGGCGTTTGGGCGGACAGGTAATTGAGCCGTGGCGTTTCGCGGCCCAGCAAATGTCAGTTTGATAGTTAGTTAGAACAAGTCTGAGGGGATGGTGACAAGCCATCCCCTCTCTCTGAAAAAGCAAGGAGAAAAGAAATGTTGGGAACAAATGCTTCTCATGTGAAATACATCAATGCCTTGTCGGGGCAGTACGTTGGGTCTGGCTCTACCAATGCCTCCAACTTCGCGGGCTTTGAGTGGGCTACGCTGATCCTCACCACCGGCTCTTTCAGCGGTGGATCGGTGACGCTCAATGTGGAACGGTCTGCGACCTCCGATGGTACTTTCAGCACATTTGGCGCTTCAACAGCTGCTATCGTCGGTGGTGCTACCACGAACTGCGGACACCTGTTTGTGCGCTCGTTCGCGCTGGATAGCTCGGCCATCTGGTACAAGTTGGCCTACAACACTGCTGGAACGGATGGCAAGAATCTCGCGGCCGTCTTTGAATTGAGTGCCGCACGGGTCAACCCTGTCGCAACCCAGGACGGCAATACCACGATCTACTCTGACGTGATTGCTGGCTAACGGAGGGTACAAAAAGTGACAACTTATAGTACCCGAATCATCCATGAGCAGGGCGGTAGCGTCCTGACGGTTGCCAGCGCCGGATCTCTAAACGTCAATGCGGGCGGCACTTTGGTTGTCACAGGAACGGTTGTGACGATTGCGAGTTCCGGGTCTCAAAGCATTGCGGCGGGTGGCGTTCTGTCTACCTCGGGAACCTTCAGAGTGGCATCGGCCTCGGCGCAGATTGGCGACGGTGCCTC